CCTCTTTGCTCTTTGTTAGCGAACGCTAAAACTTTTTGATATACTGTATCTATACTAACCATAATTTTTTTTTAATTGTTATAAGGAAATAATCTATTCAAAGTATCCTGTCTTTTACTGCAACCACAGTCTTTACCAGTTGCTTTACTAACTTTGTCTACAACTTTTTTTATTCCAGTTGCTTTTGTAATTTTAGCAACAGTATCACCTAGTCCTTTTGATTTATTTTTTTCCATATAATTTAATTTGTAGTTTGTAATCGCCCCGTAGGGCGACTACCACTACAGTTAGATTAATTTAATCTTTTTTCTATATTTGCATATATTTCCATACCTTCATCAGTTTTAAACCAATGCGCTAAAGCAGTGTATGGATGCTCGTCAAATGGTACTGTCATTATAGGTCTATCATTTGATCCCCATAAAAAGTTTCTTTGATCTTGAGATAATTTAATGATACCAAGCTCTACAGCTTTAATACCAAAGTTTCTAAGTTGAACGTTATCGTCAGCAGCTAATTCTAAGAACAAAGCAGGGTTATTACGTGCAAATACCATTAAATCTCTTTTAAGCTCTTTAGAACTCATGCTAGATACTTCAGATCCTTTTTCTACACGCATAATAGCTTCTGCTAAATCAATATCTATTTGCCTAGCCATTAGTATAGCGTCCGCTTCTAATTCTAATATTTCTATTTCGTCAGCAGCTATAGTTTCAGGTATAAATTCATAAAATAACTTATTTCTATGAGGATGATATAAAGATAAAAGTTTTTGTAAAACAGTTTTTTCTTTCGGAACAAACAAATTACCATCTCTAAAGATTATATGAGCTAATCTTTGATCGCCTTTCATTTCATCTACGAAACAAGTTATTTGGTTTTCACAGTATTTTAGTTCTCTTTCGTATCCTTTTTCTTTATCAAACCAGTATATTCCAGAACTTTTCATACTATAAGATATAGGTTTTCTATCTGATTTTAAATAATAAACTCTATCTTTTATCTCCCAATCAGGTTTTTTAGGTTCAACTTTTTTAGGTTTTGGTGTTTCAACAACTGGTGTTTCAACAACAGGTACCTCTACCTTTTCAGTTTTTTGTTTTTTTGCCATAATATAATATATAATAAAATTAATAAAATAAAAGGCCGAGGCCGAAGCCCCGGTCTTTTAAAAATAGTTTACTTCATTAACATAAAGTTGTTTGCACCTTGAGTAATCAAACATCTTTCAGTCAACATGTGAAGTTGCATTGCGTCTAAAGCAGATGTAGCAGCACCAACAGAACCAGTAACCCAAGTTTTCATTCTTCGGTCATCAGTTTGCGAAGCTCTATATCTAACATGTAAGAAAGGACGTTTCATACTAGCACCAACAGTTTGATCATAAACTGAAGAAGTACCAGCTGGAATCATAACCCCTCTAATCGCGTTAGTAGCATCAGCATCGTTAATACCACCTCTTGTAGCTTTGTCGTTTAGGTATCTGAAATCAGATTTATAGAAGTCATAAGAACCTCTTCGGAAACCAGTAAAACCTAAATTAAGAGCCATATCTTCAGAGTTGTTGAATACACCGTAAGATGTACCACCAGCACCATAAGAGTTCATTGAAGCTAACATATCGTCAATAGCTAAACTAGTTGATCTGTTAACGAACATCATGTATTCTTCAATAGCACCTTGTTTGTCGAACTCAGCTAAGATAGCATCAAATTCAGCTAAATCAGTAGCAGCGTTAACACCAGTAACACCAGTAGTAACATTACCTCTTGATTCAATAGCTGCGAATAAACCTTCAGTACCATAAGAACCAGTATGACTTAATATAGTAGTATTAGCATCAAGTAAAGTATTTGAACCATCTGCAGCAGATAACTCAGACTCTAACATTGCCATTTCAATATAATCAGCAAAACGAGCTCTAGTATCAGCTTCAGCTTTTAAATACCATAAGTACCCAGAAGCACCTTCTTCAGAAGAAACTTCAATCCAACCAATTCTTGAAGCGTCAGAACCAGAAACTTCATAATAATCTTTCATAATAATTGGTTTATTAGAAAAAGATTTGAATCTTGGCTCGTTAGCACCTCTTTGATCAGTATCACCAGTACCAGCTGCGTTAGTATAAGTTTTTCCTTTAGAAAATTCAGAACCATAAACTAATATAGTAGTAGCTTGGTTTGCAGTAGTACTCAAAGTATCAGTACCATAAGGAGAAATATCAATAGTATCAGTAGCTACTTTAGTAACAACAGCTTTAACTATATTATTTGTAGCATCAGCAACAATAATAGTATCGTTTGGTCTAATACCGTGTCTAACTTCAGAGTGACCGTTAGAAATACCTGAGTTATCAGAATCAGCGCCGTCGATATCAGCTTGAATTAATATTTGTGAACTTGAATTAAGCCCAGATGTTGCAGCAGATACTTTACCTTTATAAGATAAATGTAATCTACCTTGCTCAGACCAAACAACTTGGTCAGCTGTCATAGCTTCTTCTGCACCAACTTGTGCTAAGAAACCAGAAATTGTACGAGGTCCAAAAACCTCAGCTTCTTTTTCCATTAAATCTGGAACATATTGTTGCGCCCAACCTTCACCAGTTGATGACGCAAGATCTAGGTAGTTTGAAGAAAGCGCTTGCTGCATTGGAGCAGGCACGCTGTTCAAATTACCACCAGGATTTGAAATTGCCATAATTTTGTAATTTTAAATTGTTATTTATTGTTTTTAATTTTAAATTTATAATCAGAAGATGTATCACCTAGCACTTTTACTTTTAATCCACCGGCTTCAATAGTATTATGAGCTTGTCTTGGGTTCATATTAACATTTTTAGCCTTAGCAACACTATCTTTCATAGCGTCAGCTTTCCCTTGTTCATAAAAGTGTTTTGCAATAGCATCAGCATTCATTGCTGTATACAAAGACTTGTGATAACCCGCCGCATCTGACATTTCATTATTTTCGTTCAAAAACTTTTTGACAAAATTATTAATATCGCTTTGCGTTTCTTTTACTTCGCTAGCATTGTTTACATTAAATCTATATTTTTTATCACCGACATTATATTCAAAACCTTTGAACTTATCGTTAAAAACTTTATTAGTTTTATTTAAAAAATTAGATTTACTTGATTCAGCTATTTTTTTAGTCTCTTCTGACTCTTTGTTGTATCTATTAAAGAAATCTACAGCTTTTTGTTGTTCAGGCGTAAGCTTTGAACCAGCTTTAATTTCTTTATAGTATTTGGACTTTTGCCCGTCCAGATGGCTTTTAGCGTTGGCAACTTGCTCTTTTAACGCTAGTTTTTTTCTTTTTATATCTCTTTCTTCGTCTTCTTCTTCGTCGTAAGAGAATTGATCTTCCATGAGGAAGTTAATTTCTTCTGTATTTAAATGAGGTTTTGTTTGTTTATAGTATTCATACAATAAAGCTTTGTCATCTAAATTGCTATAATCTTGATTTAATCTAACATAATCATTTAAATCTCCACCAGTTTCTTCCATAAAGTCTATTAACTTTTGAATATCTTCTGGTATTGGTTTTCCGGTAGCTTCAGCTTCAGCAACAGCTTCTTCAATCTGCTCTTCTACTTCAGCAACTTCTTCTTCTGTAGACTCTTCAGTAATTTCTTCTAATACTGGTGCTTCTTGTGTTTCTGCTTCCGGCTGTACTTCTTCTTGTTCTTGTGTGGCGTCGGCATTTTCAGACTCTGCAGCCACTCCGCTGTCGTCAGTTGAACTTGTTTCAACTTCTGAGTTTTCTTTTGGTTCTTCATTTTTTTCTTCTTTTGGTGTTGGTGGTTTATCTAAGTTTACTTTTATAACGTTATCGTCTTCTTTAGTTTGTTCAATATTAACTTTAGTAATGTTGTCTTGTGTAGTCTCCTCGACTACTTGTTCATCTTTTTCTTCCATAATATAATATAATAATAATTAATAAAAATTTATCTAGGTTCAAAAGCACCTAAATCAAATCCTCCGCCTAGTATATCATTACCTGCAGACTCAAAGTTTTTAGGTGGTTTACCTGCTTTTCTTTGTTCAATCATTTCTGATTGTTGTGTAGCTTGTATTTTTGTTCTTTCGTCTTTACGATCTTCTTTTTCTTTTTCTCTAGCTTTCATACCTTCAACTTCAGCACTTTTTAATTGCATGTTCATTTGAAACTCTAGTTGCATTAATTCTTTTTTATACTCTACCTCTTGCTGCATTTTTTGAGCATCAAGCTGCGCTTTAACTTGTTCTAATTGAGCTTCACTTTGTGCTAATGCTTGATTTTTCTGAACATCTACTTGAGCTGCTGCTTGGGCAGCTTGAGCATTTGCTTGTGACTGCATTTGTATATTTTGCTGTTGTACAATTTGATCTCTTTGTTGTTTTTTATTTCTACGTATTTTCAACATTTGATTAGCGAGTTTAATATTTTTTATCTCTCTAAGATCAATAGCATCTTCAAGTTCTATACTTTGTTGCTGTAATGCCATTTGTATATTATTTTCAAGCATCATTTTTTCTTCTTCATCTGGTGCTAAATTTAAAAATATACCAAAATCATATAAATGTAAATTAGACATTTCTTCTAATGTAGCAACATTGTGAGCGCCTATGGCTTGTATAAAAGCATCTTTAGTTGGAGAATATTCTATAATATCAGATATTCTAAGTGATAAGCACTCTGCTGTTTCCGCTGTTAAATATAATCCAGCTTGTAATATATGTCTAGTTGCTGTATTACTATTAGCTGCTGCTAATTTTTGAACTCCTACTAAAGCATTTTTATCTGGCATACTACCATCTCTCGCTTCGTTTAATCCGGTTACATCTCTTATCATTTGTAAGTAATAATTGTAATTACCTATAAGCGCTTGCATTTTATTACCTCCACTACCAGATGTAATTTCTTGAATAGGTACTTTACCAGGATTCATATCACCATCTTGAGTGAATGATCTACCAATAACACTACCTGTTTGGAAGAACATGTTTAAAGCTTCTTGTGGATTATAATTAGTTCCATTACCTAAATCAACTTCAGCTAAACCGTCGGCATCAAGATACACACCGTCTGGAACCATACGAGACATTACTTGCTGTAGCTTTAAATGTGTTAGTTGAATCATATCAGCAAAACCTGTAATACGCTTTACTAACGAATCAATTTTACCATCGTACATACGAGGTGCTACAATAGCATAATTCATTTTTACTTTAGTAAAATCACTTTTAGGACGCATCATATTTTTAGACATCTCCCATTTTAGCAATTTATTAGTACCTAATATTAAAGCTCCTTCATAAAGTGTTTCTATGGATCTTAATAATCTAGAGTAACCACCCTCTTTATTTTCTGGTGGATTAAAGTTATCATCTTTAGGTATAATTTTATCAGCACCAGTACCAGTTTCTTTTACTTTATAAACTTCGTTCATATAAGTTTTATAATTAAAGTATAAAACTTGAATAGTATTATTATCTTCTTTGTCTACAGAATATCTAGTATTGTAATTATTTCTATTGTAAGATTTATTTTTCATTATTTCCTCAAGATCACTTTCTGTTAAGTGAGGAAATTGTTTAGCTAGCTCGTTAACTGGTATAGATTTAACTTCACCAACGTAATATATATCATCAAAATAAGGCGAATCAGTATAAGAATATACTAATTTAGCAGGATCAACATAATCTATAGTAACACCTTCAGAAGTATTATAGTTGGTTTTAACAGCGCCTATACCTAAAACAGTTAAATCGTAATAAAATTGTTTTTTGATAAGTTCGTATTTATTGCCTTCAAACAAAACATTTAAAGCTTGTTCTTCTGCTAATTCTACAGCTTGTTTATATGTTAACTGCATATGTAGTTCTAATTCTTCTTCAGAATCAGGCAAAGTTTCAGGATCATTTTCAGCTAAAGATATTCCAAAAGCCTCTTTTGTAAAAGCATCAAGATCTTTTGTTCTCATATCCGCTAGCATAGATTCCATATATTCAGTTCTCTTGCTAACTCCGTAAGCATCTTGAGAATAAGCTTTTATGTCATACGTTCTTTCGGCAATACCGTTAACAACAATATCAACAAATTTAGATATAATAGGAACAGGTTTCCAGTCTAAATTAAGATAGGACAAATCACCGTTTATAGATAACTCATCCTTATATTTTTGTATAGACTGCTCGCCTCTAGCGTATAATCTTAGTTTGTGAAACTCGTTACGACTAGACAAGTATCTGTTCATAGTCCTGTCTTCATTAAACCATTCTGTTTCTATTGCTTTAGCTACTTTCAAGCCATAATCATAGCTAATTTTTTCAGCATCGCTTACGGTTTGACTAGGAAAATAACTCTTACCAGAATATGCCATATATTTATTTTATTATTTGTGAATTAAATCCAGTATTACTATACTTAGAAATATTTATGTTCAATTTTTGTTTTTCTATTTTTACATTTGGAGCGTATAAGTGTCTATTGTTAGCCATTATAGCTAAACCAGAACTTATTGATGCATCAAACTTTGTTCTTTTGTTGATGTCAAACTTACTCCAATCATTTAGTAGTTCATTAAAATATAAATCACCAAATGTTCCATCTTGCTTCATGCCTACATGATCTTGTATATACATTTCTATTGCCGCGGCATGAGCTTGTTTTATATCTTCGCTTGAGTTTGGTATACCACCAACTTCTTTTTCTGCGGTTGATAATTTATTCCAAACTTTATCAGGACGGTTCATACTAAAACCTCTATATCCTCTACGCCGTAAATAATATAAAAGACGCGGTTTATTATTCTCTGCTAGTATTGGCATGCCATAAAACACTAGCGCCATTAAAACATCTTCAAAGAATATTTCAGCCGTAGGTGGTCTTGATAAGTATTCTAAAAAGAAGCTGTTCGCAGGAGCGTCCTCCATACTAAACCTGGTTAAGCCGTGTAATGCTCCTTTAGAACCTTGTCCATCTACGGTTCCTGATATATCATAAGAGTCACAACCAAATGCTCCCATGTGTTCATTACCAGGATGTTTTACACCATTTTTAAGTACCACTTTATTTTGTAATTGTTGAGATGGAACCCAACTAACTTTAAATCTACCTTTTGGATCCGGATAAAATATTACTTGTGAATCTTTTACTCCGTTAACCCATTGAAAATTACCAGTAGTAATACCAAGAGTTTTAGACATTTCTTCGTTGTAGTCTATCTGCTCGTATATTTTTACTAAATTAAATATACTATTCTTAGTTTCATCTCTAAACGCGTGCTCTGTAGTTCTTGGAAACTGGCGATAAAACTCGTTTAAAGCATCTTGATCATTTTTTAAACCATCAGCTTCATTTTGCCAACTATCTATTACGCCTATATCTATTAGTTCGCCATCTGGTGCGAACACATCGATGTCAGGAGTAGTGAATACTGGAACTCCGTACTCGTCAATAAATCCTTCGTAGTTCCATTCCATTGGGATAAACAAAGAGTATAAACCAGATTTTGTCTGGCCATTTCTATTTCGTTTAGTGACATCTGATGCATTGTATAGTTTTTTAAAGTTATCACCTCCTTTGTCAAGTGCATTAGAAGTTGAACCCATCATACACTTACCTATAATTCTACTACCTAATCTGAGACATGTTTTTGTAACACGCCAATTGTTTAATATATTATCAGGTCTTTCCCACTTACCACTTTCGTCATGTACTAACAATGCTAGTTTTTCACCGTCATAGCTATTGTCACCTGTATTTTTCCAATCAATAGTAGTATCTAAACCTTCTATTTCTTCCATACCATCTGTAGCAGACATTTTCTTTCTTGTAAACTTACTAGCTGGTACTCTATATGCTAATTCAGATTTAGGACGATCCATACCATCTTGAATAGGTTTAAAGAAAAAAGGATAATTAATACTAATAGGGACCACTTTGTCTGTAAACATTTTTTTAGCATCAGCACCTGTTTTAGAAAGTATACCATATCTACTATCACTCGATATAGTGGCTAAATTAACTGTTTCTGCAGATGACATAAACGAAAACCCTGACCTTCTGTTCTTTAGGTAACACATACCATAACATCTTTTATCTGCTTTACAGGCCTCCCAAAATAGAAAAAATAATCTATTTGCTTCTCTAAAATCTGGAGCTCCAACATCAATTTTACTCCACTGAAGATACATATAATGTGTCCCTACTATATATGTTGGTTTGTTATTGTTCGTAAACCAAAAACCCTCATCTCTTCTTTTGAATTCTTCATCTATATAATCATACCACTGTTCCTTATTTTCATCTGGATAGTTTCTCCAATCAAATATATTTTTAAGACGGTTTAGTTCTTTTGGTTGTTCAAACTTAACCCATTTGTTTTTTTCGTGTTTAAATATATTTTTAGGTGTTTTAGGTAAAGCAATTTTTAAATTTTGTATTTCTAATATTTCACCTATTTGCCCAGTTTTAGATATAACAATTATATCGTGCTCTTTATCATAACCATATTTCCATTTTTTACCTTTATTGAGTCTACTTATAGTGGTCTTTTTTACAGGCTCAATAACGTTAACTAAACTTTGCTCGTACATTACTTAGATCTGCCTTCTGCGAATCCTTTAAAGACTTTTTCCTTTCTCTCTTCAGGTGCTTTGCCCTCAAGTAGTTGTTCTTCCTCTTGGATTCTGTTAAGTATTTCGAATGCGTCAAATATAGCTAATTTTTTAGTAGCCGCTGCATTTTTAAGTCTATCTGCTGATATATCATCGTCTGAATCTACAATTGCTTCTTTTGCTACTTTTATCAACTCTTCAACTGCTCTATGCCCAGCTTGGATTATATTCTTCTTCGTCTCCTTGATATTCATATTTGATTGTAATTAAATTTGATAAAATTCTATATAACCTTTCACCATCTACTATAAACTCGCATTCGGTTTTTGGTTTGTAACCTATAAGATCTCCAACCTCAGCAGTACCATCTGAATATTTAACAATACCTTGAAGTGGTTTTTCAGATTCAATATTAAATTGATCTACAGCTTTTAAGGGTTTTATAAAACAATAACCCTTTGGTGCTATCCATTTCTTATCTCTTTTGTATAAAAAGATTTGGTCATGATTTATAAAATAGGTAGATTCGTTAAAAAAACTTCTACTATTCTTTTCTACACCTTTTACATTGTGCCATCTACGAAATACATTATGATGCACAATAACCGTATCTCCTGATTTTATATCTGTACTACCAATTATTGGAGTTGATATAACAATAGCTTCTCTATTAACGTATTGGTGATTAAAAATCTCAGTATTTAAGATTAGTTCTCCGCCATCTAGTTTTTTGGTATTATTATATCTTTCTCCTTTTGGCGTTACAACAAAGTTGTAAACACTTTTCATTAGTATTCTAGATTATATTCTACAGATACAGCCATGTTTTTATTAAAGTCTTTCCAAGGTAAAACATCTTTATTTTTTTTAATATATATAGAATACTTTTCGTCCTCTTCTAATATATCACAAATAATATGTCCACCGTATACTTCTTGGCCTACAGCATAATGCATTGCATCATTTTTGTAGTCTTTACCTACTGATATTTTACGAATTAACTTTGCCATCTTCTTCGTAGTTTATAGTACCGTTTTGAATATTAATATCAAATGTACCATAGTCTTTTTCAAACTCAGCTTGTAATACAGTTAATTGATCTCTAAGACCAGCAATATTATGCATGACTTCATGCTTTTTAAGCTCCATAGAACCTATTTCCAATTGAGCTCTATTTATACTATTAACTGTATCTTGAACTTTTTTTAGCTGCTCATCAGTTATTTTCTCAGGTTTTATACCTTTGAGTTCTTTTAATTTTTTACTTGTACCTTTTACTTTTGTTGTTGCCATTTTATTTAATTTAATTTAATTTAATTTATTTTATTTTTCAAATGATAGTAGTAGCGTTACTGGTGTTGTGTTATATACTACTTTATTTTCAGCGACAGCATTCGCGCTATTAGCTTCAAGAGTCATTTTTGTTGCGGAATCAACTGATTTAACAGTACCTATAAGTTGATTGTCTTCATCTCTTAATATATCTCCTGGACCAATACCAGAAAGTACTGGAGATAAATCAGCTACAGTTATAATTGAACTTGAGGTTGTTGGCAATGGAGTGTCAATTGTCATTGTTGAGGCACCCCAATTGTGAGTACCTTTTGCTATTCCAGCTACATATATCTTATCGTAACCAACATTAGTACCACTTTCAGGTTCTCCTTCAAAAACCGACAAACTATCTATTGGCAAATTCACAGCTTGAGATCCGCCTAGTGTACCACCACCAGGAGCTGCCGCTGTCATTATGTTACCCATTATTAAATCACCATCATTAGAACCACTACTGGCATCTAAAAATGTTTTACCTATAATATTTGGAAACCATCCAAATGTATCTACCGCAGCACCATCATCACCTAAAGTTCCGGGCGCACTACCTGCTATTGATTTTGCCCAAAAAAGCTCTATATCTGCCATAGTATAATCAGCACCATTTTTTCCTACCACTCTAGCTGTTACTCCTATTAATTTCGCAGGTCCTCTAGGTATATCAAATCCATGCCAATCAAATAATATTTCAGCATCAGTGATATTACCGGCTGCTAACGCTGCCACATCTATTGTAGGTTTTACTTCTACTGTAAAATATCCCATAATTTTATTTTTTTACTTTTTCTAGTGATCTACCGCCGAAATAAGCACCGATCACGGTTATTAATACTAATTGAAGTAAATCCACCCATGATGATTTCACTTCAAACTCTAATGTACCTGCGTCTATAAATATTAATAGCATAGTACATATTATTAAAAAAATCAAGACTAATGGCCTAACATTTTTACTTAGCCATGAATCTGATTTTAAATCTGCCTCCCATCTACTTGTGATGTTTTTCTCCATCTCCACCTCATAGTTAGCAATTAATTCTTTTATTTTTCTTTCTGCTTCTAGTTTTTCTTCAGCAGAAGTATGTAGATTATCTACAACTCCACCTATACCTTTAACGAGATCAGCAGCTCCCCCTGAAAATAGTTTACCTAACATAATTTAATTTTTAAATAGTTGCTCTTTTCGCGTCAACTTCCCATGGAAAACTTGGATCACCAGCTTCTCTCCATTCTCCATCAACTAATATTGAATCAACACCATCAATATCCATTCTAGCAAACTGTTCTCCATTGTAAGTAACACTATGGTCATCGTAAGCAATTTTACCAACTTTTATATCGGTAGCGTGTCTCATTTCTTCGTTAATAGTTTGCCTGTCTTCAAAGCTACCAGGTATTATATTTTCATTTACATATATAGTTCCATCCATGTTGGCTTCACCCATAACGCCTTCTTGTAATGGCACTCTAATAACAGGTGTACCAGGTACAGAGCCTACATCTCCAGCTTGCTTACCAAAACGCATTTTTGTTTTGATTTCGCCGCCAGTAGCTTCTAGTCCTCTATTTTTACCTAGTTTAAATCCCATTAGTATTTCTTTTTACCGTGACCCTTAACTGGTGATGGCTTATTACCCATGTTGAAAACCTTGTATTCTTGTGGGTTCATGTAATTTTGGAAAGTAGATGATTTAGATCTTCCATCTTTTAAATCTGTGTTACCTTCTGAATTTGGGTTTATCTTACCTTTTCTATTAGTTGGGTAAGGAACGTTTGTCATTTTAAATGGTTTACTCATTTTATCTATCTTTATCTTTTATCATATCATCTATAGCTTTATTGTAAACTTTATCTGTATATGATTTATTATTGTAAAATACACTTCTCTCTGAAGTGGGTAAGTCTTCCTCACCTAGTAAAATACGATATATTCTACTTATCATTTGAGAGCATCTCCACGAGGTTTTAAATACAGAGTACATTATAGTAGTTCTATTGCGATGTCTCCATACGTCTATCCAACCTTCGTTTCTTAACCTGTCCCATCTTGTTTTATCCCATGAATAAGTGTAAACTCCATCGATAAAATCTTTTCGTGTAAATCTTCCTTT